TTTATTTTTTATTACACCAATTTACATATAAATAATTAGAATATAATTGTGGTAACGATTTAGACCATCTTTCATTTAATAATACGTCAAACAACAACCTAAACGATTACCCTGTTATACTTCTAATAATTCATAACCAAGAACCCTTCATTTTATTCATATTCGCAAAACATCACATTACCTTTTATATTTTTGATATGGAATAAGATGATGTAATAGAATTAGACTTAACCACATTTCTTATTTTATTTTAGATAAACTGTAAATTTTATCAAAATCATATATAAGACAAATCAGAAAACAGCTAAATACATTATAACAACACAGTGTAGATTATCTCAATCTATAAATTAACTACAAACTTTATAAGTCAATTCTTGGTTCTTGGTTTATTTTGCCGGTTTAGAAAAACCGGAAGAGAATTTTATGATAAAAGTCCCC